TATTCATTGTTATATTGTTTTAAGTCTATCCAAATAGTCTTTAATTTCTTCTATTTGACTAGGCTTATATTGTATCACGTTCTCAGGAAGTGTGTCAACCTGCTTTGGTCTATCCCTAAAAGTATGAACTTCTACTTCAGACTCTATATTTTTAGGGGTATGCGATATTGCTCCAAAAATAGCACCGCATACGGCATCAGCCAAGTCTTTGGACTTCTTTCGTGGGTGATCAACTCTATCGTTTTTCATTATTTTTAATTGGGTTAGTTCTTCAAACAAAAGTTCTATTGCTGGCATGACGAGTCTCTCTTCATATACAAGCATTGCCATATCCTCATAATGTTTTTTAGCAACAGAAACAGTATCAGTTTTCATTCCTACCTGCTTTAATTCATTTTGAATATCAAACGATTGCCAACGATCAAACGAAACCATGCCAATATCAAACCCTATCCTTCTAAGGTTTTGTATCCATTGCTTTACTTCTGAAAGGTTAACTGGTCCTTCTAACTTTGGCTCCCACCATGCTACTGCATCTACAATAACAACTGGAGCAACCTGTTCATAGTTATTAATTACTTGAATGTTTACCCATTTTTCCACATGGGCAATCGCAACTGCACACTTGTCATGTTTCTGTGCAAGGTCAGCATGGACATAATATTTTTTATTTGGATCTGGTTTAAACGACTCATCAAACCTTTTAAAGGTGTCTATTGGATTTCTAAGTGTCATGCAGGCTCTTACTTTTTCTACCTGTTTAAAAAATGCATCTGATGCAAAAGTTGGAACACATGCAAAACGCATCATAGCATCTCCAAGATCTGTCATAAAAGCAGTCTTGAAATCATCAATTTTTCTTGTTGGGTTGACTTCCCATGTGGGTCTCTTTAATGCAAATACCCCAGGATATTTATATGAAGTGATCTCATCTTCTTCCCAATAGATTTCAAATTTGTTGTCTGCCTCCGTGTCTGGTAGAAGTGGATTAATTATAAATTCATGTGTTCTTTCTATAACTTCTTTTTCTGCAATAACAGACTCATATCTTTCTGAAATAAAGTCTCCTGTATATCTTGGAAATGAAAGTAAAACAACCTTGCCTAAGTCTGGAAAACGAGAATCTACAGATCCACGGAATGCTTTGTATATGTTTTCTGCAGTCTTTCCTTGTTCATTTCCTGTACCAACCTCAGATGCAAAACCAGAAATCTCATCAAGAACTGCAAGCAAAAGATTTAGTCCTTCATGTGATTCTCTTTCTGAGTGTCCAGAATAAACTGTAATTGATTTATTAAATCCTATTGAATCTACTTTTGCTTCGTACTTACCCGCAAACCAGGGGGACTTTTCAATCTTTGTTTTAAAACCTTTAAAGAAAACATTCTTTGCCTGCTGTGCGTTGATAGCCACATTGATTAGGTCTATAGCGTCCCCAGAGGGTTTTCCGAAATATCTGGCTGGATCCTTAAGGCATAACAACTTATACACAATGTAAGCACAGGCAACAGTAGAGGTAAAATCTTTTCCACTTCCCTTGCCAAGTTGAAGGATAATTTCATTCTTAGTATATTTTTCAAAATATCTAGCACCCTCTTCTTCGCCCATGATTTGCTGTAAATCTTCTTTACGATATACCTGACTCATAGCCTGAACGATATCGTACTGAATATCAGATAATGCTGGTTGACCCAAATAGTCTGGTGACTCAACAAATGTTTTTGCGTCTACTGGAGTTTCTTCAAAATGGTTGTCAGCAAGGGCTTCAAGGAAATCATTGAACGTCGTGGACAATTGTAATCACTTCATCTCTTTTAGCAATATCGGAAAGCCTACGCATAATCTCGTCACGAACTTCTGGATGCTCTGATGCTATATCACGAAGGATTCCCATTAAAATTTCTTGTCGTCTTTCAATCTGTACCATCTCTTCTGCAAGTTCTTTATTCTCAAGCAGTCCAGCCTTTTGTAGCATGTCAATTCTTTTAGATTCTATATCCATAACTAATTTAATCGCAGCAGTTTTTGCACTAAGATTGTTTGTCATAGATGCTTCGTCAATAACTTCGTATGTGCGGGATACTAGTTTACTATAATGCGTATCGGCAGCAGCCAGTGCCTCTTTTGCACGAGCACGAATAGCATCATTTGCAGATGCCATAACCTTCCACTCATTAATAAGTGTTACTACCCTTTGTCTTGGTATAGCAAGTTGTTTTGAAATTACGGTGGGATCATTACCCTTTAGGTATTCTTCTACTACTTGATTAACCTGATCAAGATGTTTAACTAAATCATCTTCAGTTGACATTATTTAGTTCCCTTGCAATTTTTAAAAGTATTAAATATCCTATAAGGTCATCTATATCATTGTCTCCAATGTATGATCCGCCCCTAGTTATTCTTGATAACTTATCATCAATACGAACATGTAGTTGCTCTACGCTGTCAGATGTAGCAAAGATTCTTACTGGACTTAATGCAGAATCTCCATAAGATTTGTTCTTTGCAATAAGCATTTCTTTAATTTCATCACAAACCTGAGCAATTGTAAACTGTGTTTCAGAACTCATCTTCATCCTCTTCTTCCCAAGACGCTTCCCAGTCTTCCATACTTTTTGCAAATCTAATTAGGGATATGGCTGCTAATGACGACAACACACCAACCAATGCAACAATAGACAACAGTATCTTTTTCATCTCTTTGACCTCCTTAGTTTAAATTTAGCAAGGTACACATAAATAGTTTCTACGCTTACCCCACACTCCTTTGCAATTTCCTCTGGAGTCTTTTTATCCATCAAATAACGTTTACGCATAAAAGCCTCGCTTGTATATAGTTTAGCAGCCATAACTTTATTTGTCAACTCCTGGCACTTTCCAGTCTAAATCTTCTCTTTTTACTGGTGGCTTATCTTTATTAAGAACATGATGCTGATACCTATTAATTTTATCATAATTTGGATTGTATTCTGTCATTCTTAAAGAAATACCACTTCTTCTGCAATACTCTTGAGTAACCTCTAAAGGAATATTTCCATAGACTCCAGTCAGTCTTCCAGAAAAAAGCAAATTAAGTTTTAACATTGCTTTTCTTGAATGCTCCCAATGATCTTTTTTCTTGTCATCTGCCCAGGGCCTGGCGGTGTCATATCTACTTAATTTTTCTCCTGGATATTTTCTTGAAAGATGATGATATGAAAAAATTTTTGATGTTGCAAACATTCTCCAACCCCTACCCCAAGACTGTAAAGACACATAGGGCTCTTCTCCATTAAAATTCATTTCTGGGTCTAATGGAACTTCATCAATATACAATTTTTCTGCAAAGCACCATGTAAAATGTACCCAATAATTTTCATGAACATCGTCATCTTCTGGCGGTACATTTCCAATTGGAAACCAATATCCTGGAATAAAGTCTGCAACCTCTTGCTTTATTGGATCCCATCCAGTAATAGAAGGATGATAAAGGTTAGTCTTTACATGATTCTTATATTTAATAGACCAGTCATCGTTGTATTCAAAGTCTGGTGGACAAAGAGTTAAAATGGCTTTTCCAGTTTCAGATTTTGCTTTTGCTTTTGCGTATTCTTGTAAGCATGTTATATCCCAGTCTTGTTCAAATCTTGTATGACCACAAATATAAAGCACATAGTCAAAATCAACTGGTATGTTTTTTGTTGTAAGGTCTCTAGCCCAAAGGATGCCACGATACTTTGACAAATCAAATTTTCTATATAGAATCTGCTCTTCTGGTATAAAATTTAAATTAGAATAAAATTCTGGAAAGTGTTCCTCTACAATAGAAAAAAATAAATTATTTTTATTTTTTGCTTTTGAATAACAGTCTGAAACTGTTCCTTTTAAATCTGCTTCTTTATAAGATATTATTGATACCAGTATTTTCATATGCCATTCTCTTCCATATATTTTAATCTTTCCATTATTGCTTCAGTATTTGGATCAGCCAAGAATTGATTAAAAGCCTCTCTGACTACTGGACGCATTTCATCATCAACTACAGGACCACCTTCATTTTCCATAGCACTTATGTCATAATGAAATCTATTAGAATCTTCTAAAGTCCACTTATCTTGATTTTCTACATCCCATTTTCTTTCGTTAATAATCCTGTCAATGACAAAGTCTTTCTTAAGAGTAAACGAAGGCTCATAAATACGAACACGATTGTTAGGCTGTATAGCATAGTTTCCATCATCTCTTTGAATGACATGACCACATTTGTGCTCTGCTGGACTTTCTGAATAGCCATCGTCTAAAACATTTGTATCAGGGTTATGCCAATCAAGAGTAAACAAATATGTTCCTTTGTGATGGGTTTTTGTTCTGTCAATGTAAGACATTCTTAAATTTGTTAAATTTTCAAATTTTGTTACGGATATATGATGACTAAAACAATTCCACAAAACCAAGTTATGAATATCCTGTTCTGGAACTCCAGGCTCTGTACAAAATGCGCTGATCGGCATTCTCCACCATAAGCCACCATCTTCCATCATTATATGGAATAGTGGGCTTCTACTTTTTACGCTTGCTACCCCAAAAACAACACATGGGAAATATTTATCATGGCTATCTTTTTGATTTCTTAAATAGTTTCCACGAACATAGCAATCGATTGGGGGTATGTTTGCATTTAATTCTGGCATTATTGCACCGCCTTTTCCCAATTATTTATTGCCCAATGACCAATACCTGCTGCATCTGCAACATCGTTGTCTGTTATTTTTTTATCATAAATAATACCTAATAATTTTATTGTTCTTTGTTTTCTAAAATCTCTTTCGTATGCCTTATACCATGATAATGATTTACCTGGATTTAAAGATCTAATTTGAAATTGCTCTTCTTTGGTTAGTTTTTTGTTACCTAAATATGATTGCCAAGTTATCGGAGATACTTTTCCAATAATTTTAATATTAGATAGACCTGCGCCACCTATAATTGCTCCCTGTACAAGAGCAAGATCTGCTGCAGTTTTGGGGGAATTCATAAAAACTGTATGCTCAATAACAATAGCCTCAACTAAATCATAGTAATCAAATAAGGCTTTTGTTTTCTTGTTAGCATCAATAACTTTAGCATAAATATCTTTGCCCTCAAACATTATCTTCCCGTGATCTGATAATTTTTTATACGAGTATATGGTAAATGCTAGACTATTTGTGCTGGCATCAATTGCACAAATAACATCAGGCTGACTACTTGTTTTTATCATTAGCCTTGTCCTTTATTTTTTTAATTGCTTTAGTTACTGCATCTGGATTTACAGAGCATGTATTACATATGGGGTAATCGTTATATATTGATAGTGGCATAGAACACGACTTGCAAAGTCTTACCTTGCCCTTTCTTTTTGATCTTTTAGATTGAAGATACCTTGCAGCAATTTTTTCTTTTGTTGCAAGGTCTCTACAACTAACAGAGCAGTATATTTGATATGATACTGACTGATCAAACTGTTTGTCACAAAAGTTACAGTGTCTCACTAAGAGTCTCCAGGCGAGGTAGTTTAACTACGCCTGTACCTGCAGACTCACATGCTTTTCTAATTGGGCATGACTTGCATATCTTGGAGTTGGACCTATAGTTCTTGACTGGTAAAGTTCTATCTTCCCATGCCTTTCGAACTGTCCTCATCCAATCAAATGCCTGGTCTACCCACCGACGGTAATGATCGTTTACTTCTACAGGAATCAAAAGAAGTTCATGATTGTTTTTATTTTCATAAATCATAACACCCTTTGGTCTCTTTAGAATCTTCATATATATAAGCAATTGCATTAGGTGGCCAGTCTTGGCCGTACCTGATGTTTTTCTATACTCAAATCCTTCGTTTGGCACAGTTTTAATTTCACCAAGAAGTTCTTCCCCTTGCCAATCAAGCATTACATCTCCATACCCGAAGATTGGGGGATCGCTGTGTACAATCTTAAACTCAGTAGTTTCCTCATTATCATCATTACGATAAACTTTTGCTACTCCAGAGTCTATCATTGCTGCTTGAATTCTTGCATGTGACAAAGTCCCATTAGTCATATTTGCTGCAGCATATGCATCAGCATTATCTTCAAATGTTTGACCATCAAATGCTAGGTACCAATATCTAGCACACTCTCCATTTCCATATGCAATAGTAGAAGGAGCAAAAGTCTTTTTGACTGTATGCTTTGGAACTCTTTTAATAGTATAGCCTTTGTTGATTTTTTCAGTAAGTTCAGCAACATTCATTGAATGAACTGGTTTTTCTTCTGGCTTTATCATAACCGTATGTAGTAAATTTTTTGTCATTATTTCTCGTTTCTCTTAGTATAAGTATATCAGATTATCGAATTATGTACTTTAAGGCAGAAACAAGATTGTTGATTGACTCTGCTGCCGTATAGTAAAGATTCTTCTTTCCTCTGTCTGATTTGTCAACATTGGCCATCCATGTTGCCTTTAAGGACATTTTGGCAGCAATAGCCTGTAGACGAACAATCTCTACTGTGCCTACATTTAAAGGTATATCTGGTTTCATAATAATCTTAGCAATAAAGGTAAGTGCCGTAGTCAATTCCTCATCCTGCATGTATTCTGCAATTTCGGATAAACCATTTACCATATCTATTGTTGTCTGTTGTTGTTCCATTATTCCTCCATTAGTTCTTCTAGTATGCTCATTTCAATTATAGCAAGTCTTACCTTTGCATTACCCTCGCCTATTACGACC